GGGATGATGGCGAAGGGCGTTTATGATGTCAATAAGGCTTGGAAAGAAGCAGATCAAGCTGCAGCAAAGACTTCAGAGATGCATGCTAACATGATAGATAAAATAAAAGCTGACGCAATAGCTAAGGCAGAAGGTGGAGACCCGCTCGGTGCTCTTGTTAGTGAGATAAGATTAAAACAACAAGCTCTTGTTAAGCAATACAACGATAAGTCGCATGAATACAGGACTAATGGAGGATTTCTTGGATTTGGTAAAGGTATTGACGATGAAGAGCAGGCAGAGTTAGATCGCCTTCAACGTGAACTTCAACCAGTTAACAAAGAACTGGAACAAGCCGGTTTGGCATACAAAGCATCCTTGGCAGCTCGTGGAGATAAAGGCGCACAAGAGTATATGAGGAGGAGTGCAAAGCGTTTCGAAAAAGAAAAAGCTGCAGCTGCAAAACGGGGGGAAGCAATCATGAAAATGATAGATTCGGGTATGTCAGAAGAGGAAGCTTATAAAGCACTAGGCGAGACAAAGGCACAGAAAAAATTAAGAGAAGCTGCAAAACTTGATGCAATAATAAACGACCCAAGGACGAGTAGAGTAGATCCTTCTCAAGATACATCAGTTCGTACCGGATTCGGAGGTAAGATGGCAGAAGACTTTATGTTTAGGAACGGTAAGTTTATAAGGTTTGATAGTAAGGATGATATTTTAGGAGCTAAAAGTGGAGGTGCATTAGATAAATTAATTTCACGTAGCATACCAACCTCTGTTGGAGTTGGCGCTCAGCCAGTAAAAGTTTCTAACATCGACTCTATTACGAGTGAAATTAGAACTTCTAACGCCTATCTACAGGCTTTGGTAAAGCTTACAGCTAAGCTAGCCGGTGGTGGCTCTGGTGGAGCACGTGCTATACCAGTACCAAGCGGTAATGATAGTATGCCTAAAGCACAGGGTAATCCTGATGGACCGTCGATGGTAGATAGTAGAGTAGAGTTTTATAATTCAGCTTATAGTATGCATACACCTGGAACCCTCACATAAATATTATTATGGCAGACTTTGATATAGTAAGAGAATATGATTGGACATCAGTTCCAAGAAATTCACCTCTTCGTGAAGAGGCTCCTTGCGCTATAGTTGTTGCTCATCAGCTTGATAATAACCAATTACAGCAATTTATAGACGGATACTTAAACACTATACAGTTAGATAGTATGTTAGCCGCGGGTGAAGATCCTGGAATTGCATTTTACAGAGGTATATATAAAGGAGCTGAAAAATTAGGTACTTCTTTCTTTCCATTCTTTACTGATGCATATCGAGCATTTAGTAACGAGTATGCAGATTCTTTCTCTCCAATAAGTCAAAGAGGTGCAAAAATGATTGGAGCAGAGAACATTGAGAACTTAGCTGGTGCTGGTGAAAAGATTGTAGGAGGTGGAGTAGAGCTAGGAAAAGGCCTTCTCTCTGTTGGCGGTGGTCTTGTTGAAAATATAGGTAATCTTGCATCAGCTGGCTTTGAAGCAATAAAAGGCGGTGGTATAGGTGATCTACTTACTAAAGAAAAATTTGCAGCAGGTCTTACTAGTATGAAAGATACAATGGGTGGAGCTAAAACATTTGGCGCACCTGGTAGTTATATTGAAACACCTAAGTTCTATCAGTATGGAAATACTGATCAAGGGGTAGAGTTTCAGTTTGTTTTGTCAAATACTTTAAATGATGATGCACCAGCTAAAAATGCTGAGTTTATAAAGGAGTGGACTACAATAAATAGACCTACAAGACTTGGTCCTTTAGGTATGACATTTCCGGCTATCTATCATGTTGAGATACCTGGATTAAGATATATTGAGTGGGCTTCTTTAGATAATTTTAATGTTTCATTACTTGGACAGAGAAGAAAAATCAATGGTGTTATCACTCCAGAAGCTTATGTTGTTAGTATGAGTTTTACATCCTTAACCGTAGAAGCAGCTAATTTTATGAAAATGGTACAAACACCAAGTCAATCTGGTAGCACGTATCAAAGAGAGCGCGCAATAGCTCTTGGAGAACTAAGACAGCAAAGTCTTGCAGCTCAACAAGAGTTAGGACCAAATTTTGTAGGACCACCGTCACCAATAGCAACCCGAGATAATACAGGTACAAATTTTGATTAAAATGAGTTTAACAGGCACAACAGGAAAATATCAAGACGACATTGAAGAGTTAGAACCGCTTCCATTGACACGTTATGAAAGAATATTCAGAATATATACTGAAGGTAAAAATGGTAAGCAGTTTTATTTTTATAATATTCTAAATAAAATTGAATTTCCAGATAACATAGATCCAATGCTTCTGGATTTATACACTGTGCAAGCGAAAGAGCCATTAACGACAACGTCACATACATTGTACGGTGATATTGAAAGTTGGTGGATGATTTATCTATTAAATAAACCTCTACTTAAAAATAAATTTTATGCTGAAGGTGGGATGCAATTAAAGTATATCAAGAAAGCAGATAGAGCTTTAATTTATCAGCAAATTACTGATACAACTGCCTTTAGTAATAGACACTTCTAATGCCAACGGAACCTATATTTCCCATTAACGGGACTGATTTTTATTGTAAATTTAGCTTAACAGGACCAAGTACAGAGGGCCCGGGGAAGATTGAATTTACAAAATCTGCTGTTGTGTCGTTCGAGCTAGAAGAAAACTTTTTTGAGCCATTTGTAAATGCTTCTGTTACTGTTAACAACCCATTAGATTACGTTGAGAACACTGTATTTACAAGGGGTGATGGTAGGGACAAATTTAGTATAACCTTATATAATACTAAAGATAAGAGACCGAAAGAAGAAATTACATTGGAGTATGATTTTGTAATTGCTAATGAGCAGAATAGTGTTTCTAAAACGGATAGAACTAACAACTTTAAAACATACACTTTAATAGAAGAGAATTACTTTAAGTTAAATGAACAAATTCCATATGGTAAGAGATACGGTGGTGGTGGTAGAGGTAGCGAGGGTGTCGCTATCGGTGATATAATCATGGAAATTTTAGAAGAGGTTATTGGACCGGGTTGCATTGATGAAGAGAACTGGGAGCCAGGCGACATGGTAATAGATAACTTTCCAGAATATATTATACCTCCTATTTCGTTTAGATATTCAGATCTAATCAAATACTTGTTAAGATTGTATTATTTTATTGATGGGGATCTAGCATGTCAAGGTATGTTAACTTATGACAGGGTAACTAAAAAATACCAACTACGGCCTATAAGTAAAATTTTTGGTGAAAATCCTGACTTAGTGCAAGAAGCGTTTGGTGTTGGTGATCTAACTAATGATAAAAATGTTGGAACGGTAAAGAGTAATCCTATTGATGAAGGTGTACAGGTTAACGAATACACAAATGCATTAAAGAGCACAAACTTTACTACTCCTATGGTAACTTGGAGTAATGAATTCTTTACTAATTATTCAATATCTACTACTAATCGATTATTAGGTATAGAGGTTAAGGAGTTAATGACTATCAAAGATGTTAAAGATGCATGGACTAAGTCTTTTGTTGATGTCTTTAAGTGTGTAGGGGGCGTTCCTAAACCTTTCTTACCGCTAAATGAAGCAAAAAGTAATATCTTTAAGCCGTTTATTCTTCCTTATAAAAAAGAACATGTTAGGAACATAGCAAAAGCACAAATGATATCTAACTTAACCTTTTATAATCTACAATTAGCTATCGATAACATTGGTGATACAGCTAGAAAAGCTGGTAAGTTTGTCGATGTTTTTAAGAGAAATAACAGAGAAGATATTTCTGATAAAAAGTTATTAGGTAGATGGTTTGTAACTAAGGTAAGACATATGTTTACAAAGGATAAGTATTACAACGTAATGTCGTGTATCAAAACATTTGTAGGACCTGACTCAAAGATAAAGGACGTGTAAAATGGCAATATGTAATAAAAGTGTAGAAACGTTAAGAGCTTTAGAATTAACTAAAGGTCAGTTTATATCTGTTATAGAGACTGACTGTCAAGATCAAAGTAAAGGAGAAATATTAGGTTATACTTTTACAAATAAAGACAAAGAGCTCTGTGAATCATTTAAAAAGGTATATCAGTTAGGTTTAAATCAGCTACGTGTCTTTGTTGATGATCTTATAGCAGGCAATCCTGAAATAAACGAGCAGGCAGCATTATACTATATGAGACAGTTGTATAATGGACCCTTTACTAATCAAGTTGCTATATATGCGCAGAATCCATATAGAGGTCGCGGAAGAGTTCAAAATTGCTTTTTTCCTTCCCCGGATATATTAGGGTGTTTAGCAAACACCGCGCAACAAAATGCTGGTACTGCAATATATTATGGTGAATCAAATGATATATCGCTAAATTTAGTTAAGAAAACACCTGCGTTTATTCGTAGAAATCTTGCAAATTGTCAAAGAACATGTTCACAAGTTATTCAGTATAATACAGAGAGCGCCGTATATAGTGATAATACTCTCCCATATATTGATAAAAGATCAATAGAGCGCGTGAATACTGAGTTTTCAGGAAACTACACATCATCTACTATTGCAGTAGGTAATCTCATGCTTAAAGATATTAAATTTAGCAACATCTTACGTGGTATTGCTAATACAATTATAGGTATAATTGAAGATTATCTTGGAGTTGATGCGTTTAGATTATTTAACTATAAAAGAGATATAAACTTTTTTGATCCAGAGCAAAACATATCAAAAACAGAAAACGGTCAAGTATGCAAATCGTTTCTAATTTTAAAGAAAGCTTTTGATGAGCAAGGAAACGAATACATTGATGAGGAATGTGTAGAAGTATGTTGTAGTTGTTGCTGTGGTCCGTCTATACCAAACTTCGGTCTCACAATATCTACTAGTGAGGGTTCTTTTGATTTATATACTGTTGCCGGTCAAGGTGGAACAGGTGCTAAGCCAAGAGAAAATCCAAATATTGGAGGTACACAACTAACACCAGAACAAACAGATATAGATAGACTTGGTACTTTCCCCGGGGTGTTAAATGTTACAACCTTTACAAGCCCGCAAAGCGCTTCAAATAAGACGCTTGAATTAACTAACGGTGCTTTGTCTGGTTCACACCCTCACCCGACAACTACAGGCGAGACGGTATGGATGCCATTCGATACAATGAAAGAGTTTCAAGACTATCTAGCTCAAACTAAAGAAAAAGATATTTGTGTAAGTG